ACCAATGCCCAATGCCCTTATAACTATATACTATTACATTCTAGATTCGGGCTAAAGGGTAGTGAGAGAATCTCGATTTTTAGACGATCTCTCCCCTCGGGTTGTTTTCACCCCGATTAATCAGCGGTTACTGATTCTACTCTTTAGCTTCTAGGATCTAGTAGGTAGCCTCTAGCTATATCATAGAGAATGTCAGCAATACGGTAACTACCGTGTACTTGATTCACTACTTTAGCCATGGCTTCTGCTACTGTTTTCCCATCAGCTTGATCAACTCTTTCCGCAATATAAACAGATTGAGGATCTTTAGAACCACGCATGAGTACCATGCTGTCTTCAAGACCTTTTCTGTTTACGGCTTTGGTGTTGACTTTAGTGAATACATTTAAGCATTCACCTAGTTCAGCATCGTCGCCTATTGCTTTTAAGAGTCTAGCCTTGGCTTCATCTCTGGTAAGAGATTGGGCTTTGGCGTTAGCTTTTTGAGTCTTACTCATTAGCATTTTCCTCGCTTAAAGCGTTAAACACACACGCCTAAAAAGGCGTAACCTAATACTTTTAAAAAACCCACCTTTTAAAAAGGTATATATAGGTTACTACTTTACTTTATTAAAGTAAAGGGGTTTTATTAACTTATTTAATATAAGGGTTAATTAAGGGTTAATTTAGGGTATATAAAGGTTAAAAAGGTAGTAGCGGTTTACTACGCTTAGTTATTAACCCCCCTACCCCCCCTATATATAGGTAGCTTTTAGGCACGTATCCGCCTGAGTTTTTCAGACTAATATTCCATGGAATTTTTATACAGCTTTACAGTTCCTTTATTCAAGGTTATCATGTTAAAAAATTGCTGCAAAATTTTTATGGAAATTGACAAAGAGCTTTGGGAACAGCTACCAAAAGACGTACTTAAAGAGTACCTCGAACTCACGGAAAGACTTAAAGAACTCAATGAGGTTGAGCAATGTGAACAGAGCTTTTTAGCTTTCGTCAAATCTCAATGGCCACAGTTTATTGAGGGCAGTCATCACAGGATTATGGCTAATGCCTTTGAACGGATCGCGAACGGTAAATTAAAACGTCTCATTATCAACATGCCTCCTAGACACACCAAGTCGGAGTTTGCTAGTCATATGTTGCCAGCGTGGTTAGTCGGAAAGAGACCTGGACTCAAAATCATTCAAGCCACCCACACGGCAGATTTAGCTGTTAAGTTTGGACGTAAAGTCAGGGATTTGTTCGAAGCGTCCAGTTATCAAGCGGTTTTTCCTGATGTAATACTCCACCCTGATAGTAAGGCAGCAGGGAAATGGGAAACTCGGTCTAAAAAGAACCCTAAAATACTGGGGGAATACTATGCGGTGGGTACTGGTGGTGCTATCGCTGGTCGGGGTGCGGACTTATTTATAATAGACGATCCCCACTCAGAACAAGATGCTATGTCTAAAACAGCATTAGATGAAGCGTATGAATGGTACACTTCTGGACCAAGGCAGAGGTTACAGCCAGGAGGAGCTATAGTAATAGTTATGACGCGATGGTCAGTGCGTGATTTAACTGGTCGCTTAATTAGGGATATGGGCAAAGGTTTAAAAAATGATCAGTGGGAAGTTATTGAGCTTCCTGCGATTTTACCGAGTGGTGATCCTGTCTGGCCAGAGTATTGGTCGCTAGAAGAATTAGAAAGCGTACACGCAGCATTGGGCAAAGGTCCAAAATGGCATGCTCAGTACATGCAGAAACCGACGGCAGAAGAAGGTGCACTTATTAAACGGGAATGGTGGAAAGAATGGCCAAATAAAAGACCGCCTAAGTGTGAGTATATTATTCAAAGTTACGATACCGCTTTCTTAAAAACTCAAACCAGTGACTTTAGTGCGATTACTACATGGGGTGTGTTTTACCCTGAAGGACGTATCGGTGAAGAACTCTACACAGGGGAAGCAGCACATATAATATTACTCGATTCCGTAAAAGATAGGTTAGAATTCCCCGAACTTAAAAAGAAAGCCCTCGAGCTGTACGAATACTGGGAACCTGATACCGTTATTATAGAGTCTAAAGGAAGTGGGACTCCACTAACCCAAGAATTACGTCGAATTGGTGTCCCAGTACAAAACTTTACCCCGAGTAAAGGATCAGACAAAGTAGCCAGAGTAAATTCATGTTCACCGTTATTTGAATCGGGCATGGTCTGGAAACCTGATGAACCATGGGCGGAGGAAATGATAGAAGAATGCGTAGCTTTTCCTGCAGGTGACCATGATGACTTAGTGGATAGTATGAGTCAGGCGTTATTACGTTTTCGTCAGGGAGGCTTTATCCAGTTGGATTCAGATTATGAAGATGAATACGAAAGTTTCCGTGAACGGAAAATGGTTTACTATTAATAATAGTTATTATAAAGTGAGGTACCATTGTGGCGATTGAAAAAGAAATACCCTCTGTTGTATTGGGTGAAGTTGATAAAGTTCCCCCTTTTCCCGAAGAAGAAATTGAATTAGAAGTAGAAGATGAAGACGGTGTTCTTATCGATTTAGAACCTCAGATAGAATCTCCTCAAACCAATTTTGAAGATAACTTAGCAGAAGTATTACCTGACGATTCTTTAAGTAAACTAGCCAGTGAACTAATAGGTTACTTTGAAGAAGATAAAGAATCTAGAAGTGAATGGTACACAGCATTTGCTAAAGGCTTAGACTTACTAGGTATAAAACAAGAAGAACGTACTGAACCATTTGAAGGAGCCAGTGGAGTTAACCACCCTTTATTAAGTGAAGCCGTTACCCAATTTCAATCACAAGCCTATAAAGAATTATTGCCTCCAGGAGGACCAGTTAGCACACAAGTGGTAGGCGATGATAATTCAGAAGTAATGCAACAATCCAGACGTGTAAAAGAATTCATGAATTATCAGATTACGCATGTAATGGAAGAATACGATCCTGAAATGGATCAATTATTGTTTTATTTGCCGTTATCGGGAAGTGCGTTTAAAAAAGTTTATTTTGATACAATGCTAGACAGAACGGTAAGTCGTTTTGTTAAAGCTGAAGATTTCGTGGTGAGTTATGCCACTACCGATTTATCTAATTCACCACGATACACTCACGTTATGACCATGACCGAAAATGATTTGCGTAAAATGCAATTAAACGGTATGTACTTAGATATGGAATTAACAGGAGCCAGTATTCCTACGGAAAACCAAGTTCAAGAAAAGATAGACAGAATAGAAGGGGTTAAACCCAATTACGCAGATAATAACGACCTCTATACTGTTTTAGAAATGCACGTTGACTTAAAGCTATTAGAAATAGAAGACCATGGATTTGCCTGCCCTTATATAGTAACTATTTGTCAAGACACTAATAAAATATTATCTATTCGTAGAAACTGGCAGCCCAGTGATCCACTATATAATAAGGTTGATTATTTTGTACAATACAAATTCCTTCCAGGACTAGGGTTTTATGGGTTTGGGTTAATCCACATGATTGGTGGTTTAACTAAATCGGTTACTTCGATATTAAGACAATTAATCGATGCAGGAACATTAGCTAATTTACCAGCAGGCTTTAAAGCTAGAGGGATGCGTATTCAAGGTGAAAACGAACCTTTACAACCAGGAGAGTTTAGAGACGTAGATGTAGCTGGTTCTACTATTCGGGACGCTTTAATGCCGTTACCTTATAAAGAGCCTTCTAACGTATTAGCTCAATTATTGGGTGTATTAGTAGATTCAGGTAGAAGATTCGCTTCTATTACCGATATGCAAATGGGGGACTTAGGTAATCAAGAAGTCCCAGTAGGTACAACAGTGGCTATGTTGGAACGTGGTACAAAAGTAATGAGTGCTATCCATAAGCGTTTACATTTTGCACAAAAGAAAGAATTCAAATTACTGGCTTCGCTATATGGCAGATATTTACCACCTCAATACCCCTATGCTCTTCCAGGAGGACAGGGGTATGTGATGGCTCAAGATTTTGATGAAAGAGTTGATGTTATACCAGTCAGTGATCCTAACATATTTTCCATGGCACAGCGTGTGTTAGTGGCGCAACAATTACTACAAATAGCACAGGCAGCACCAGATATACATAATCTGCCTGAGGCTTACCGTAGAATGTACGACGCCTTAGAAATAAAGAACGTAGAGACTTTATTTCAACAACAGCAACAAGTACCTCCGAGGGATCCTATTTCCGAGGAACAAGCTGCCATGCTCGGACAACCAATACAAGCGTTTGATTGGCAAGATCATGAAGCTTATATTGCAGCACACAGTGCGTTTATACAAAACCCGATGGTTCAGGATAATCCATTAGCTGTACAAACAATCAGTGCTAATATACAAGAACATCAAGCAATGCTTTATAAACAGCAAGTAGAACAGGTGATGGGACAACCGTTACCGCCTCTAGAGCAAATGACACCAGAAATGATGAATCAGATTGCTTTTGCTGCTGCGCAAGCCACTGCTGAGGTAACAGGTAGAGCGAAAGCCCTACAAGAAGCTATTGAACTACAACGAATAGATCCAGTTATTGAAGTTCAACGTGAAGAGATTGCCCAGCGTGCACAAAAAGATGCTACTCAAGCACAACTTGATGCAGAGAAAATAATTTCTACTGAAGCAATTGCCGAAATGAAAATTGCAGCAGATAGAGAAAAAACATTAATTCAAGCACAACAAGAAGCTGATCGTACGTTTGCGGATACGCTTAAACAGGTACGGGAAGCTGACACTAAAAGTAGAGGAGAGTAAATATGCCAAGTAAAGAGGGATATCCAGGAATCAAAAAGAACCCAATCAAAGGTTTAGACGGTACTAAAATTAAAAAGATTACCCGAAAAGCTAAAGGCGGTGGAGCTGCCAAGAAAGGTTTGAAGTTCGTAGAATACGGGAGAACGTAATGCCAAAAGGTAAAAAGTACACAGGCTATGCTGGTGGTGGACCAGTAGAAACCGAAGACCAACGTTCAAAAAGAATGGAAAAAGAAGACATCAAAGTAAGAGGCTATTTTCATGGAGGAAAAGTTAAAGGTTACGGTGGTGGCGGAAAGGTTAAGGGGAAAAAGTAATGAGCTTTGAAAAAAGAATGAGCAGAAGAAAAGAAAGAGCAAAGCTGAGAAAATTTAGAAAAGGAAAATCTCCAAAAACAGAAACCCAAAGGGTGAAAGACTTAGAAAAAACAGACGCTGTTTTTCGAGGTAAGATTTCACAACGTGCCTTAGATGTGGCTAAAAAAACTGCTCGGGAAAAAGGTCGAACATTAGCCATAGAAGACATGCAAAGGATTCAAAATCAAACAAAAAAGAAAAAATAATGCCACTTAAAAAAGGATCATCACAAGAAACTGTTTCTAGTAACATCAGTAAGCTGAAGAGCGAAGGCTACCCTCAAAAACAGGCAGTTGCTATTTCACTTGATAAAGCTGGTGGGAAAACCAAACGTATGAATGATGGTGGACCAGTGAAAGCTGAAATTGCTAGAGCTTGTGGAAAAGTGATGGATGATCGTCGAAAAACAACTAAATTTTATTAAGGAGTATGTATGACTTATAAATATACTAAGGACTATCCGCCTCATGCCAAAAAGAAAGGGTCTAGAAAAAAGCAAACAGCTGATGATAGACTTGATGAATCTTTAGGAATGAGAAGAGGAAAAGAAAGTACCAAAAGTCAAAGCGAGAAATCGAGAAGGGACGAAAGCAGAGGAGCACGGAAGTAATTGGATTGGTTAGAAACAACAGAGTTTCTACTCAAGCAATACAGAAAGCGTAAACAAGAACTTTCTGATATGCTTGCAAGTGGTGGGGCTAAGGATTATCCTCAGTACCAGAGAATAGTCGGCGAAATAACAGGTCTAGAGTTTGCCGAACAAGAAATATTAGACCTGCATAAAAGGATGAGTATAGAAGATGAAGACAGTGAGTAAATTTGGTTCAGAAGAAAAAGAAGGTAAAGTTGTCCCTGACTATGTAAATAATTTTAGCTCTGAAGAAACAGAAGTAAAAGAAGATATTTTTACCCCCGAAAGATTACAGGAAGATAGTTCTTTACAGGAAAAACTTCCTGTACCCACAGGATATAGAATTTTAATGTTACCTTTCGTTCCAGGAAAAGTAACAAGAGGCGGAATTCATTTGGCTAAGCAAACAGTAGATAAAGAACGACTGGCAACAGTGGTTGGTTATGTAGTTAAGCTTGGTCCAGATGCATACAAAGATGATCGTAAATTTCCCGAAGGACCATGGTGTCAAGAAGGGGATTGGGTTATTTTTGGCAGGTATGCAGGTGCTCGAATTCAAATTGAAGGAGGGGATTTGCGTTTATTAAACGACGATGAAATCTTAGCAGTAATTGACAACCCTGAGGATATTTTAGCAGGATGATTTACTTTTCTAATATTTCACGCTATCATCGAGGACTATGAACATGGAACAACCCATGCAAAACGTCGTAGAAGACGAAGAAAAAGAAATAGAAGTAGAAGTTCTTTCTGAAAATGAAGAACCAGAAATTGAAGAAGCTCCTGCAGTTGAAGAACCTGTAGAAGTAGAAGAAGTTTCTGAGGAACATGAACAGGAAGTTGCAGAATACAGTGATTCTGTTAAAAAACGTATTGATAAGCTTACTTATAAAATGCGTGAAGCCGAAAGGCGTGAACAGGCAGCACTGAAATATGCAGAAAGCGTAAAAAACGAATTAACGGATACAAAAACAAAACTATCCAAAGTAGACAATAATTTATTTAGCGAATACAATACAAGAGTAGACACACAACTAGAAAGAGCAAAAGCAAGATTAAAACAAGCACACGAAGAAAATGATACCGATAA